AAGTACATCGATGATGTTCTCACAGGCAAGCGCATAGCCGGAGAACTTGAAATATTAGGCGTAAAAAGACATCTTGAAGACCTGGAGCGTTCCAAGTCTGATGATTACCCGTATTACTTCAATGAAGAGTACGCCGACAACATGGTCGAGTTTGTAGGTAATTTCAAGCTGTCATCAAACGACTACCAAGGTACACCATTTAAGGTTGAGCCATTCCAAGCGTTTTATTATGCTTCTGTATATGGATGGCTGCAAAAAGAAAACGATTACAGGAGATTCAGAAAGGTATATTGGTGTACAGCACGAAAATCTGCTAAGTCAGAAATGACAGCACCGGAATTGGTGCATGCTTTGATATCCTTTAAAGGGAAATGTCAGAATGTAATTGTAGCCAACAAAAAGGACCAATGTAAGTATATTTATGAGCCATGTAAGTACATGCTTAAAGAGTTGGTAAAAGACTTTGAACACGAACTTGGTCACCTAAAAAAGACACAATACTACTTATCTAATACTGAAACAGAATCTTATGTTACCACTTGGGCGGCAGATGCAGGAAAAGAAGATGGTGCGGGCATTTATATTGGGGTTGTGGACGAATACCACGAAGCCGACAATACAAAAATGGTTGACGTTATCACATCTGGTCAAGGGCCATACAAAGAACCACTTCTAAAAATTGTCACTACAGCAGGATTCAAAAAAAACGGTCCTGATTTCGCATTAAGGAAAAGGTGTGAAAATATATTACGTCGTGTGGTCCATGATGAGCGTCAATTTACTATGATTTATGCTATGGACGATGATGACGACATGCATGATCCAAAAAATTGGGAAAAACCTAATCCATTATGGCCTATATCGCCAAATCCTGATACATTTAAGTCTGAATATGAATCAAAATTACAAGAAGGTGGAGAAGCATGGGTAGGATTTATTACTAAAAACTTCAATAAATACGCGGATGCTTCTAGTGTTTGGATTCCTACAGAGAAATATAAGGCATGTGCAGCAGCCGAAAAACCTGATTTAGTAGGTAAATTTTGTGTTATGGGAGTTGATTTAGCATCTGAACATGATACAACGGCCGTTTCTTATCTTTTCCCACCGCAACCAGGATTAAAATATTTTTACTATTTCACCGTTTATTATTGCTCATCTTCGAAGTTTAAAGCAGTTCGAGCTGATGGTGTTTTTTACAAAGATTGGGAAAATACTTGGATTGTTAATACTGGTGGTGACGTTATTGATAAAGACAGGATAAAAGCAGATGTTTTGGTTAATGCTGAAATGTTTCCTATCAAAAGAATAGGATTTGACCCACATAAGGCAGTGGATTTAATGCTCGATCTTGATAAACTTGATTTTCCTGTTGGTAAAGTTCCACAATCGGCCCAAACATTAGGGGCAGGTAACAGCATGTGGAAGGAACTGTTACTCAAAGGGCCTGAATACATACAGCATGATGGTTCACCTGTAACGCTTTGGCAAATGGGCAATATTGAAATGTACACCGATGGTAATGGAAACCAAAAAATAGTGAAGGGGCAAGGGAAAAAGGAGAATAAAGTTGACGGCCCAGTATCATTATCAAATGCTTTTGTAGCATATTTGGATTATAAACGTGAAATTGAAGAAGAAGAATCTATAACACTTGAAAATCTTGGCGCACTATGACACAAGAAAAACTATTGCAAGAATTGGAATTGCTTACCGAAAAGGTCAATTTTATTAAACAGCAAATTTGGGATATATGCATACCTGATAAGGTAAGTCATAAAGTATTTTGTGAAATTATGTTTAAAATCATTCAAGATGAAGATATATCCCATTCGTCAGCCTATGTAAAGACCGAAGCATGGCACATTGAGCAGTTCGGATGTAGAAGATACAAGACTTATACAAGTTTCAAAGCTATTAAATCAATGAGAAACAAAAGGTAATATTTCAACAGGTTAAATTCAGGTTAAATAAATCTTACCAACTACTATCCCTATACTCATAAGTTTGCAATGAATTTATGAGCAACATATTTCAGAGAACATATCAAAGCCTTTTCAAAAGGTCATTACCAGTTGTTAGCACAGTAACGACAGAATCATTGTATTCAATGATTGTCAATATGCAAGGTGAAGGTAAGTTGATGGTAGTGACACCGGAAAATGCAATGAAGCTGAACACGGTTTTTGCTTGTATAAAACTTATAACAGATACTTACACATTAGTAACGCCAAAGATCAAATATGAAACGAGTAACGGAATAGTCACAGACACAAGGCACGACCAAGTAACGCTATTGCAGAAAGAACCAAACCCGTTAATGAGTGCGGTTAACTTCAAGATAGATTTGGTTGCAAAATATCTTTTGTATGGTCATGGTTATGCAAAAAAAATAAGAGACCCATTTACAGGCCGACCGACCCAATATAAAGACTTGCCTTCTGAAAATGTAATGAGATTACTTGATGGTGAAAATAGGCTTGTAGCTTATCAGTACACAAACGGTAGTGTCAATGAGATCATCGAGATACAAGACATGATTGATATTTGTGACATATTCGGCAAGTCACGTATAAGCCAAAATGCAAATGCGCTTCAAGAATATGCATCGATTCGAGATTACGGCAAAGAGATGTTCAAAAAAGGTGCTTACATCAGTGGTTTTATACACGGTGACAAACCAATGGATGCAGATAGTAGAGATGCTATAGTATCATCTTGGGTGTCGAGAACAGGAAAAGGAGAACCAGGCATTTTGCCACATGGCTACAAATATGAGCCACTGAAGCACAACATACCGATGGCGGATGCCGGTATTGTGTTAGCAAGAGACACAACGGCCCGTGATATATGTGGAATGTTCGGGGTGCCTCCAAGTTTAATCGGTGTAGAAGGTGCAGCAGACAACAAAGGCGAAGCGGATTTTAACAGTTTTCTAACCACAACGATAGCACCACTTTGCATACTGATAGAATCGGAACTAAATCGAAAAATATTTAGGGCATCAGAAAAAACACATTTTGTAAGCCATGATTTGCGTGGCATTTATAGAATATCAATGAAAGAAAGGTACGAAGCGCATCGTATAGCCATAAACGCAGGATTTCAAACACCTGCAGAAGTCAGAGAATTAGAAGGAATAAACCCAAGTACCGACCCAACAGCCAAAGAATTGATGAAGCCATTGAATATGATACCGGGTAGTTTGTGGCTTGAATATTATCAAAAATTAATCGAGAAAAATGAATTTGCTCAGACAAATAACAAACATACAGCAGGATCAGATAAGGAAGATTGAGACTGAGGACGATAACACACGCGAGTGGATTATCAGTACCGAGCGCAAAGATGGACACAATTCTGTCATTCCTTTGAAAGCATGGGATTTGAGAGATTTTAATAAAGTTGGAGCATTTTACTACCAACATCAAACAGGTGCAGGAATGTTTACAGATGCAAATCCTGACAACGCACTAGGGCCAGCAACGGCATATTTCGAAGGTAGTAATTTAGTAGGACGCGGAACATTTGAGCCTGAAGAACTTAACCCACTAGCCCAAAAGATAAAAGGAAAAATGGATTTTGGTACATTAAAAAGCGTATCAGTAGGTTTTAGGAGCCTTGGCCATCATTGGGGAAACGAGCGAGATATGGAAGACCCAACAGTCTTGTATTTTGACACTGTAGAGCTAAAAGAATTTAGCATTGTACACATAGCCAGTAATCCTGACGCAATGAAAAGATTTTTAGAGCCGATGGATCATTTTATGATGGAAGAATTGAAAAATCACACATCCAAAGGATTTCAAAAGGATTTTTCTAAAAAATTGAGAATGCAATATGAGCATAATAAACATTTTATAATTTAAAAGAGATTGAAAAATGAGTAAATTAAACGAACTTCAGGAAACATACGACCGCAAAATGAACGAGCAGGGCGATATCTTGAAAAGAATGGATGAGATCGTTGACGGCAGGCCTCGCGGCTTTTCGGATGGTGACGAGCAAAGATTTAACACCCTTTCAACGGAAATTGAAGGTTTAAAGGAGCAAATCAGAAAGGAAACAGTAATTGACAACGCACGAAAAGAACAGCTAATGAGAACAGCGGCAAAGGTTGAAGCACCATATATCGGTAAAAAGCAAGCACCAGCAACTTATATTAAAGCTACAAGAGCAGCAATTACTGGTGACTGGTCAGATGCAGGGGCAGAGCGAGAACTAATGCAGGAAAACGCTAGACATGCTGGTCGTGGATGGGATAAGCACGTACTTATTATCAATCCTAGCGAAACCATTGACAGAGCTGATGCTTATTCAGTAATGGACACGGCAGGCGATGGTGGAAACTTAGTAGGCACTAACTACCGACCTGATAAGTTTGTTGATCAGTTGTGGAACGCTTCTATACTTGGTAGACTGCCGGTAAAAAGAAACATCATTTCTACTAAAGAGAGTATTCCTGTTTCAACAAACAAGACGACTGCTCGAATGGTCGCAGAAACGGCAGCTCTTGGAGATTCTGAAAAGAAAACTTTTGATCTATTGATTGCTAATCCAAACGAGATGATCACAAAGTCGGCTTTCTCTAGAAAAATCGACTTGATGTCAGATCCTGCCATCAGAAACTTGTTGCAAAATGAAGTATTCATGGCTATAGCTGACAAGCTTGACGCGATGTTTATAAATGGAAATAACGCGGCTGGAGAATTGAAAGGTATTTTGAAATATTCGGGTGACGCTTCTGATACATCAGATAGACAGATTTCCAAGGTTGCTTTGAGTTCAAACGCACTTACACTTAAAAAACTTGTAGAAATGCAGGTAAAGTTAGGTAAGAAAAATGTAGGTGGTGACCTTAGATTCATTTGTAATACACAAACGGAAGGGGCGTTAATGACTACATTAAAAGATAGCGCGAACACTTCATCTGGCTATATATTAGGTGACAATATGAGACTTATTGGTAAGCCATATATTGTAAGCCAAAATGTACCAGGAAACTTGACAGTTGGAGCCGACAAATCAGCGCTTATTCTTGGTAATTTTTCAGAAACAGAGATATACCAATTTGGCAACATTGCGATTGAATTTGACCCATACACAGGTATTGACAACAGCTTAGTTTACCTGCGTTCATTCTCTTTCTGGGACTTCATACACAAGAGACTTGGCAACTATTGTATCATAGAAGATGCAGCAACAGCGTAACGGATTTTCATAAGTGGTGATTTATAAGTGAAAGATGGGGGGTTTTTATAAGACAAGAAAAGAACCTTCCCATCTTTTTAAAAAACCTTCCAATGGCAAAGATAAAAGTAGATAAACCTAAAACAGCAGCTCCGGCAATTGTGACAAGGGAAATAAACACAAACCCAACAGCACCGCAAAATATAGGTATCGGGGGCATGAAGATCAAAACGGGCAAGGTGGTAAAAGATGTCAGTGAATTTGGCTATGCGATCGCAATTGGTGATTCGGCTCCATTCCCTGGACATGTACACAAAATGTTAATCGAAAAAGGATATATCACAGAATAATGAATTGGGTAGGCAAAGGGACAAGATCATATTTCATAGATGCATCAGATTTGCTAAAGCAACATGCATATCTTGAAGGTATTACAGGAATCGACGACCTATTGAATGCCTATATTCAGACAGCTTGCGAAATAGTTGAATCTTATCTTGGTTATCCATTGACGTACGCAACGGCAGATATTTTTGTAACAATAGCGGCAGGAGAGAAAACGGTCGTAATTCCAAAAGGTGCTGAGATAACAGAAATAGAGAATGTAGTAAATGGTTCATGGATAGGATTTTTAATGAATGGTCGCACTGATATCAAAAAAAGGTATTCGACATATTTTGATGATAATTTTACAGCAGGAGACTATAAAATCATAGTAGATCTAAATCCTGACATAACACATAAAATGAAACATTGCGCTAGGTTGTTAGTGGCGCAAATGTACGAGCAAAGAGAAGATAAAGAGTTCAAAGCACCGATGACGACAGTAGAGCGATTACTTCACAATGATAGTCTCTATTGATATGCTCAGTAAGTACTTATCCGATATAGGCAAACTTGATCGCAGGATAGCGATACGGTCAACTACGTATTCTCAAAATGCTTTTGGGCACAATACGAACCCTGTAAATACAGATATCGCGGTTAATGCTGCTTATAGTTATTCAGGGAAAGATGAAAAGGACGAGTTGGGTAAAGAGACCAATTACCAGTATTTGCACTTTATCATCCGGTACATGACTGTATTAATGACAAGTAAAGTAGTTTTTGAAGGCATTGAATATGATATCGTAAACATCGAACCAATAGGACGAAGAAGATTTTTGAAGCTAAAAGTCAAAGATATACAATAATGAGTGAGATTGACAGAGACGTTGCAAGGGTTGTTGATAGGCTTAATAGCTTGGCAGACGGTGTTGATCGCAGGATAAAGCGCAATAAAGTCATAAAAAGAAAGGCCGCAAGAATAGTTGAAGCCGCAATGTATTTGAATGCCCCAAAAGCTAAATATATAGTTAAAAGAAAAGGCAAAACAATACTACCAGGCGCGCTAAAAAGGAGTATAAAGATACTGCCACTTAGAAAATCAAATGATGTGTTTGTTGGCCCTGAAGCAAGAACGGCTCCACATGCCCATTTGGTAGAATATGGTTTTTTACATCATAACGGGAAATTTGTACAAGGAGCGCATTTTGTAAAAAAGACCTATCTACAGACAAAAGAATTGGTTTTGAGAGACTTGATAAATAGTGCAAAAAGAGAATTTGAAAAGTACGGACGAGAATTTAATATAAATGGATAGTCAGATAAGCATATACGAGCATTTAAGAGAGACTTATCTTAACACATATGTCGCTCAGGTCAACCAAACAGTTGATCTTCACAGTTCATTGCCTATCTTATTGATTGAGTTCCCTATCACCGTGCCAAGTAGCAATAAAGACAGATCTATAAGGGATTTTGTAACATTGTATGTACATGTGATAAACAAGGACTATTCTACAGCATTGACAGCAGCCAAAAACGTAAGGACTTTGCTTGATGGATTCAGCGACCAATATGTATATGAATGCGATTTTGAAAAAGAAGATTACATCAAAGATGACGAAGCGGAAGTATATAGATTTATAGTAGAATTTTTAGTAAAAATATAAGATATGGGATTTGTTTGGATTCAATTGACAAAAGACTTAACCAAGGAACGTGACCATACTTGGAAAAAAGACACAAAAGTTCAGGTCACAACGGAGTTATTCCAAAAGCTTAAAAATGAGAACAAATGTAAACTCATTCTCGAGCCAAGGGACGCAAAGCCAACGGACGAAGAAGAATAGAAAATAAAGTTTTAGACGTGATATGATTTCGGGCATTATTTCACACTAAAATAAAAAAGTCATGCCAACAGCGGGTATAGTATCAGGAAGTAAAATGAGATTATCAGTCGAAGGCGCAGTAGTAGCAAGGGCTACAAACTGTACTTTCTCACTTGATAACGAACTAAGAGAAACAAGCCACAAAGATCAGGTAGGAGATTTCAAGACATATGAATATGGTGAATTTGCTATTGAAATGTCAAGTGATTTTCTAGTCGAAGAAACAGCGGGCGGTTTAGCCACATTGTCAACAAAGCTTTTAGACAAAGAAGAAGTAGGCTTTATTTTTGGAACAGGCCAACCAGGAGATTTAAAGTATTCAGGCAGTGCAAAGATCAAAAGTTTGAAAGTTGATGCAGCCGTAAAGGAAAATGCAAAAGCTTCAATTTCGCTTGTAGGGTACGCGCTTGTTCAGGGCACGTTTGCATAACATGCCGAAATCATGTCAACATAGAATGGATCATCCCGTAAGATGATCCATTCACCAAAATATTATTTAACCAAATATCACAACACACCATGAGTAAAATTTTAGGCAAAGACGTAAAATTCACAAATTACCAATTATGTGAATTTCTTGAATCTAAGGGTTATGTAGGCATTGAAGACCTGCAAAAAATAACCAACACCGAAAGAATCGAATTTATTACACAAGTTACAGACTTGACAAAAGAGAAACTTGTTGAAGAACTCAACAAAGACTTAATGTTCATGGTCAACATTACCAATGCAATCAATGATGGTTGTAAGGTAAAAAACTTAACGCCCGAACCGACAGCGAAGGCGACGGAGTAGGGCTAACTATTGACGAGTATCGACGATTGTGTTTTTATCATGGCATGAGCGTCAATGAATGGTGCAATGCTGAATTTGGGTACACAATGTTATGGCTATCCGAGCATATCAACTACCTAAACGATAAGCACAAAGCAGAACAAGCGCAAAGGCTCGAAGATCATAAAATAAACAGGTTGAACACCTTCTATATTATGAAGTCTTTCGGAGCCAGTGAGATAAAATCACCTGCCGAACTTTACACCCTTGATGGTGACGACATTGACACCGAACAGATAGACGACGACCCATTTAGTGATGAGATGAATGAATTATTTGACAATTTTATTTAAACCTTATGGCATTTACAATTGGAACGGTTAAGATCAGGATAGGGGCAGATAGCAGCACGTTAGGCCGCGACCTACGTGACGCATCGCAGCAACTACAGAGATCAAGTGCCAATTTCAAAAATATAGGGGCTGCCATGTCTCAGGCGATTACATTACCGCTTGGTTTGGTAGGAATAGGAGCGTTAAAAACGGCAGGAGATATTGAAGCACTACAAAAAGGTCTCCTTGCAGTAATGGGAACGTCTCAAGCTGTAAGCGCTGAATTTGAAAAACTAAGGGAAGTAGCCAAACTGCCAGGATTAGGACTAGAAGAAGCAGTTCAGGGATCAGTGGCACTACAGGCAGCAGGGTTTAGTGCTGATGAAGCAAGAGAATCTTTACTTGCTTTTGGTAATGCATTGGCAACAGTAGGAAAAGGGAAGGCAGAATTATCACTTGTTCAATTAGCTTTGACACAGCTCCAAAATAAAACATCCGGATACGGTCAAGAGATCAGGCAATTAACAGAACAGCTTCCACAATTAAGGGGAGCGTTAAAATCCGCTTTTGGAACATCAGATAGTGAGGCCATTGCCAAGTTAGGAATTACCGGTAAAGATGTTGTAGCTATTCTTACACAAGAATTTGCCAAACTTCCGAAGGTTGCAGGTGGTCTTAAAAATGCTTTTGAGAATGCCGGAGATAGCATCAAAATTGCATTATTCAAAGTAGGTGACAGCATAAATAAGAACTTTAAGATTGAGCAATTGATTGAAAAAGTAAGTAATAAATTGGTTGCTTTGGCTGATGCTTTCGGGAGACTTTCACCACAAACTCAAAAGATCATCTTAACATTGGCAGGAATCGCAGCAGCCGCAGGCCCTGTTATATTTGTCATTGGGGCCATTCAAAGTTCTATTGGTACGCTTACACTTCTATTTAGCAGGTTTGTCATTGGTGGTGTTAGTGGGATGACTGGATTAGTTACAGCCATGGGGCCTGTAGGCATTGCAGTTCTCGCAATAGGGGCAGCTGTGGCGGCAACGATTTACTATTGGGATGATCTTAATGCAGCATTCAATAAAGCTTATCAGAGTAGTGAAACATTCAGAGCAGCAATAGCAGCCGTTAAATTAACTTTAGTAGCTCTAAAAGCACCAATAGACGCAGCCATAGGAGCGTTTTACGTCTTAGCTTCAACGGTAAGTAACACATGGGAAGCGATTAAGGGAAATATATCATTTAAAGATGCATTGTCTAATATTGCCAACGATGCATATGCTACAGGTGTGACAATAGGTAACAATCTAAAAGAAGGCGTTACCAATGCTTTCAAGGTAGATTTGTCCAGGATCACAGGCATACAATCACCAACGGGTGACAGGCGTGATAGTTTTAAGAAACTCAATGAACTAAAGAATAAGCCTAAAGTATCCGGTATATCAATTCCAAAAGCAGGTGGGGGGAGTGGTACGGGAAAGCCAATTGAACAATTTAGCAAGATAGATGAGATAGCAGACTTCAATAGTAAGACTATTTCTATTCCTATGACTATCATTCCAATGTCAGATAAGGAATTGCAAAACAAAATAGTAATACCTACAACAGAATCACTAACAGATGGATTTGGGAAGGCGTTTAGCGAAATTGATCCAATAGCTGATTTTAACAGCAAGATGCTAACTATCCCTACAACGGCATCGATAGTATCTGAAGCTATAGTTTCATCAATGAAGTCAGTAAGCGAAGCTATAGGAGAATCATTAACTAAGATAGGTTTGATTTTAGAACCGTTAAATGCTGCATTTAATACAATTACATCAGGTCAAGAGCAGGCTATAAGCAATAAAGAAGCGAAAGAAATAGCAGCAGCCAATAAGTCGATAGGTACGGAAGAACAAAAAAACGCAAGGATTACAGCCATAGAGAAAAAATACCAAGACCAAAGGGCAAAGCTGCAAAGGAAACAGGCAATTGCCAATAAAATAACGGGGATATTTAATGCAACAGTATCGATGTTTGCAGGTGTGGGTAAGGCTATAGAACTTGGCCCTGCAGGCTTGCCACTAATTCCACTTATTAAGGGTTTAGGTCTTGCAAATATCGCAGCTATTGCAGCAACACCACTACCATCATTAGCCATAGGAACAAACAGGGTTTTGACCGATGGTATTGCACAAATTCACAAAGGAGAAGCAATCGTTCCGGCAAAGGTTGTCGAAGGTGGTTTTGTCAATAAAGTAGCGCAGCAAGCTCAAAGATTAGCGGTTGAAGTGTATGGATCACTAAGAGGTAATGATTTGGTTTTAGCAACTCAGTATTCACAAAATGAAATCAGCAGACTAAGACCATGATTTTAAAAGCCACAAATACAAGTAATTCCATATATGGCATACCTATAACTGTTGAGATATGGGACAAACTAGGTATTACCCAGGGATTCCCATTGCCATTTCAAATATTGGATCCTGGTTCTGCAACACTAGAAGACCAAAACGATAAAAAAAACATATTTAATCAAATAATAAGCCAATCATTCTCATTTACTATAATTGTTGAAGAACACTTAGATACCTTGGTTGATAGCCTATTGACAGAAGAAGAAGGTAGATATTTTGTAAAAGTGTATGAAAATGAAATTCTATTATACATTGGTAAAATAATACTGGCTGACAATAGCCTATCGATAGAAGTAAACCCAGCTTTAAAAATATCGTCAACTGATGGATTGGCAGATTTGAAGAATAAAGATTTTCCTTTGTACGATCAATATTCAAGATTAAAAATCAAGGATGTTATCGCTACAATCATGGATAAGATAGAAATCAACGAGTTTATAACCATTGGCACAAAAGTATTTTCATTTTTGAGTAATTTAGAAGTAAATTCTACATATTTTAGTGACAATTTCCTTGAGATTACTTTAGTTGAAAATTACTTTTACAAATTCAATGAAGAAAGCTCTAAACGGGAGCCAATAAGCTGTTATGACGTGCTTTTAGAGTTGATGACGAGATTACATTGTTCAATCAAATTTACTCAGGGCAGATGGCTTATTTTAGGGCATCAAAACAAATGGGATGGCAATATAAACCAAATTCATAATTATGACAAAAATGCTAATCTAATAAATTCAGGGTTTGCCATTTCCGGAACTCAATCGCTAAACAATGGCAGAATACTAAAAGGCGCAAGAAATTACTTTGATAGTGGTATCAAAAAATTCACCATTGAAACAGATGTAAGGTTTAGTGATAGGCAAGCGGGAACAGGAAATAATGTAGAACTTGCATACCCTACGCCAATATCGCACTCAGGGCAATACATAGGCTATTTTCAAGCCAATGCTATACTGCCGTTTAATATTAAGATAAATATTCAGTCAATCACTACATATTTAGGACCGCCACCAAGTACGGTTAAGTTTCGGGTGCAGTTGAAAGAAACATCTGATACAGGCGTGTTGATTATTTACGACAAATATTTCACACTTGCAGCTATTGTAAACGGCATTTATGAAGCGGGGGTATTGCCATCGGCTGCTTATAATAGACAAATAGAAGCTGTTTACAGTGTCGCCACGGCATCAAACCCTACGACAGTGGCAAAGTTTGACCTTACTACTGTTATCACAGGAGATTACCCATTCTATGACAAAATAGAATTTACAGGAACCAATACAGACAGCCGAAACACGAAAAATAAATCAATAAAGCAATTAGGGAACAATACAACAAAAAACACAAGTAATTTCTACTACATAACTGGCAGTGCTTTTGACCTTGGAGACTTTACAAAAGAATTAAGGTTAAGTGATTCTGATGACTTTACAACACTTGAAGAAGCGGTGGCATTGCATTATTTAAAAAAATTGACTGTTAACCAAAAGGCAATAGAATGTGTCTTTAATATGAAAACATACACTTTCTTAGACCATACTAATAGGGTTACTTATAACGATGAACAATTTGTATTAACATCGCTAAAAAGAAGATTATACAAGTCGCAAGTAGACTTATATGGATACAAAATCAATGACGATCCATCTGCAACACTTAGTTATTTGGCAGTAATTCCGCCAAAGGTTGCGCCCGGTGCCAACACTACTAATTTGTCCGATGGTGCTGCAGCTTCATCAGTTACAATTTATCATAAATATGTAGGGGTGTTTAATGGCAATAGTTATGTAATACCTGATTTTGATTTTCCCGCATCACCTTCTTTCGATAGCGTCAGGAAATCAGTACATATATTTATTAACGGAACTAAACAGACAATCATTGACGGTGCTTTGTCGCCAATAAGACAGCATGAGATAAATGTAAACACATCAACAGAAACAATAACATTCCCTGTTGCGCATAGCAAGGCGAGACTTGAGATATTTATTTACAATTACTTTATAACAGAAATAGTAGCATAATGAAATTTTTAAAAATCCTTTTACTTACCTTATTTACGTGCAACCTATTTGCACAAGTACAGCCTATAGATTTAGAAGCGTCACCGTACCAAGGTGGCATTTTACGTGCCGTTACTCAGGTGATAGATGGCACTGACACCGTTTATCAGTACGTGCATA